TCGTGAACGCGTTGGCGCTCGGCGCTTCCAGGGTCCACAGCCTGTTGCTGGTCAGCGCGAGGTCGGTATCGACGGCGCCACCGAGCGTGCCGCCGTCGCTGCTCGCTACGCTCGCCCTGATCGTGTACGCCCCGGGCGCCAGCGACGTCGGCGTGACCCAATTCCCCGTGCCCTGTCCCGCCGGCGCATCGTCGTTGCCTTGCTGCCAAGTACCGGCGCTGTTGAATTGGATCTGAGCCTGCACCGTGTTGACGCCGAACGTCCCGGCATCGCTAGCGCCCGTCGGCAGCGAGTACGTCGCGGCCTGATAGATCTGGCGTGCGACGCCGCCAGCGTCGACAACAAAGGCTCGCTGTAGGGCCCGCGTCACTCCGCCGGCATCGACGACGAACGCGCGCGCCGCCTTCCAGAGCCGCGACACCCCGCCTGCGTCGACCACGAAGGTGCGCGCCGCCATCAGTAGTAGAAAAACACGTCGCCGGGCGAGCCCGACGGCGTGCCGCCCGGATCACTTTGGATCGTGCAATTCAGGACGACCTGGCGCTTCAAGCGCGTCAAGGTGCACGTTCGCAGGTAGTTGTCCGTCGTGTTGTTCACCCTGAAGACGACACCCGAAACAGCGGAGGCGTCGTCGTTGGCGTACTCCGACCTCACGAGACGGACGTTGATATCGCCACTGCCGTCCCGTCTGGCGATTGTCGAGACCGCCGAGTTCTCGGCGCCGAGCGCCCCCTGATGCTGCGTGACGTTGCTCGCGGCGATGCGCGCATCGGCGAACGTGCCGCTCGTAATGTCGCTCGTCGGGTGGCTATGCGCTAACGGCGGGAAGGCGCCGGGTACGCCCGTGAGCTGGGCCCAGCCGATCGCGAGCGCCGCCTGGTGCTGCGTCACGTTGCCCGCCGCGACGCGTCCGTTCGCCAGCGTGCCGGCGGTGAGCTGGCTCGCATCGAGCGACAGCGCCGCCTGGTGCTGCGTCACGTTGCTCGCGGCGATGCGCGCGTTGGCAAAGGTGCCGCTCGTCACCTGGCTCGTGGCGATCGCGACGACCGTCCCCATGTTTCCAGCGTCGACGACCGTGTTGCCGGCCCGGCGCACGAGGCCCACGCCGTTCGGATTGAGGTCGATGTTGCCGTCGACGTTGTTCGAGCGGATCTGGTTGTCGAGGATCTCGAGGTTGCCGAAGATCCCGGACACCACGGCCGGATAGAACACCTCGACGCGATCGACGTACGTAGAACCCGCAAGGCCCGTCGACGGGTCGCAGCCGATGATCCGGATCTTCGCGAACCGCGCGGTGCCGGGCGGCGTGCCGAACACGCTCTGTGTGGCGAAGGTCGTCGGGTTCGACGTCGAGTCGTAGACGCTCGAGGCGCTGATGAACGCCTGCGAAATGTCGTACCAGCGGACGCTGACGATGTTGCGGACGTTCGTCACGGTCGAGCGGAGGTCGAACTTCACGCGCAGGTCGTCCGTGCCGTTGACCGGGAAGAAGTCCGTCGTCTCGAGTTCGCCGCCGCCGTTGGCGCCGGCGCTCGCGAAGCGGAAGCACTGATCACCGTCCGTGCTCTCGCTCGTGTCGATCGCGTTCGTCGAGCCGGTGTAGTTGGTGCGAGTCCAGCCGTCAGGCACGCCGTCGGCGTTCGTGTCCGTCTCGAAGGAGCCATTGGGCACCAGGCCGCCCGAATCCTCGGCGCCGAGCTCGTCGGGGTTGGCGTTGAGCTCCTCGACGATCAGATTGCCGTTGCGGTCCGTGATCCGGACGTCGCAGTCGCGCGAGACCCAGATCTCGGCGCGGCCGCTGCCTGAGAGTCGCACCGGGTTCGAGAGCTGCTGGCTCAGCCCGGAGTCGCCGTACACGCTGATCAGCGACTGGGTGTTCGGCTCGTAGAGGTAGACGAAACCCGCGGCGAGCGGCTGACCGCGCGACGTCGTAACCATCTGCCGCTTCGCGAGGATCTGCCTAAGCGCCATGCGTCAGCCCTCGTTGATGTTGAAGCGGCGGCGCGGTCGCCCAAGGCCGGGCGGTACGCGGAGGCGATTCATGCGGCGGTTGCCGCTCGCCATGGCGCTGTACGCCTCCTCGAGCTGCTGCTGCTGTCGCAGCGATAGCTGCTTGCCGAAGTGCGGCGCGAGCTCGTCGGCGAGCGCGAGCTTGAGCCAGCGTTTCGCGTGGTCGTGGATGCGCAGCGTGTCGTCGAGCTCGGTGACGCGCGTGCGGTCGACGGTGACGTCGAGCTCGAGGACCTCGCTGGAGCCGGCGTAGTTCAGCCTGAGCTGGGCCAGCGGATACGCGAGCGAATAGAGCAAGGCATCGGGCCGGCCGCCGACACCCCGGGTGCCACGGGCGTTATAGGCCGCCTGGTCGACCACACGGACCGGATAGACCTCGCCCGTGTCGGTGAGCTCGAGCCGCTCGCGGCCGAGCTCGAGGATCGACACCTGCTCGATCGAGAGATCGTCGGCCGCGTTGTCGGTTTGGAGCTCGACTTCCGACGTCGCGCCGGCGAAGCCGATCTCGTACTCGTAGTCGCCCGAGGCGTCGAGCGTCACCTCGAGGATTGGCGCGCCGTTCTGATTGACGCGCAGCACGACGTCGCCCGCTTCGATCTCGGCCGACACGCGCACGACGTACGTCCGGCCGGCGACGAGCGCGAGCGCCTGCTCGAGCGTGCCCACGCCCGTCGACGTCGCCACGCCGTTGGCGATCGAGAAATCCCCGCCGAGCGTCCACGAGCTCGCGTCGCCGAAGTCGTAGTCGCCGACGTGCTCGTTGCTCTGGATCGCCGGCCCGACGCGGATCTGGGCCGACTCGACGCGGATCGGCACCGGATCCTCGAACGGATCGGTGTCGAGATCTCCGCCCGGGCCGTACGAGTAGACACTGCGGCCGTCGAGCGTGAAGAAGTGCCGAACGATCCCCGGCTGGAATTGCTTGCTGACCGCAGTACTCGCGAGGAGGTCCTGCAGCGTCTCGAAGGCGTCGGAGAGATCGTCGGGCGAGAGCACCGCGCCACGGCCGGGCACGTTGATGAGGCGGAGGCTCCGCTCGATGAGCGACTGTGCCGTGTCGACAGGCACGGCGCCGGCCTACTGGTTGAGAGTGGCGCCCTTCGGCAGCTTGGCCGGAGAGTCCACCCACCCATCTTTGACGGCGGCCGCGATCGCGGCTCCCTCAAAGACGCGCCCCGTGGGGCACTTGGAGTGATAGAGCCATGACGGCGAGCGCTCGACGAGCTCGCCCTCGAGCGCCGGCTCGCCCGGGATCGGCTGCGCCTCGAGGTGCGCGCGGTGCGTGTCGCGTTTGAAGTCCGGCGCCTCTGCGGAGATGTCCGATCGCGTCAGCGTGCGGCCGACGATCGCGGAGACGACGTCGACGCGCGGCAGGCCGTCGCCCGTCCAGTGCGTCGCGAGTTTCGGATCGAGCGTGTGCAAGGCTTCGACGATTTCCATGAGCCCTCCTGGTTTGGTGTCGAGCGCCGGCTCGCCCGGGATCTCTCCGCGAGCGAGCCGGGACACATCGAGCAGCTTGTTCGCCAGCGTCAGCCCCAGATGCGGTGACCGAGATCCGGGTAGATCGCTTTCCAGCCGTACATGATGTCGAGCCGGATGATTTCCTCGTCGGCATCGATGTCGTAGTCCTTCACGACGCGGATCGAGTAACCACGCCAGTCGGCCCGCGCCTTGAAGGCCGCGGAGTCCGGCAGCTCGAGCGGCACCGTCACGAGTGCCAGCGCGTTCTCGTGGAACGCGAGGTTCTGCGGGTACGTCGTGTTGGCCGTGCCGATGAACGTGAGCGCCGCGTTGTCCGCCGGCAGCGCCGAGACCGTCTGATAGGCCGCGCCGATGTTCGTGCCCGACGCGTTGATCAGGTTCGGCGCGATCGAGAGCGTCACGTTACCGGTGCCGTCGCTGTTCGCCGCCGCGAGCACGACGAACTGCTGCAGCACGCCCGTGTCCTGCTTGCTGATCGGGTTGACGGCGTTGACGCCGGCGATCGTGAACACGTCGCCCGCGCGCGCCCAGTTCGTCACCGAGGCCGTGGCGCCATCGATCACGAGCGTCGATGCGTTGTTGGCCGGGACGCCGTTCGTCAGCGGCGTGCCGCCGCGGACGCCCGTCTGCAAGCGATAGACGTTCTGATCGCCGTAGATGTCAAAGTTCGCGATCTGGCCGAGCATGCCGCGGCGGACCATGCCGTGCACGATGTCGGCGTTGAAGACGCCGCCCGAGCCCGTGCCGCCCATGCCGTTGGCCATCGCCCAGCGCGCGGCCGGGTTGAAGAAGATCCGGCGCATGCCGTCGTCGGGCACGGCACCGTCGTCGAGCTTCTGTGCGGCGCTCGAGAGGAACGAGAACGCGTTCGGCGTCGTGCCCGGCGTGCCGCTCGAGGAGTAGAAGTTCTTGGCCGCGACCTCGCAACCGTCCTCGTCGACCTTGTTGGCGAGCGCGATCATCGCGGGCTTGATGTAGCGCTCGGAGTACTCCTCGATCGTGAGCGTCAGGTCCTGCGTGGAGAACTTCCACGAGACGTGCTTGCGCTTGTTGATGGTGATCGACGTGCTGAGCTCGGTGACGTCCTGCGTGACGCGCGTGGCGCCGTCGGACGCGAGGAACTTGACCGGCCGTCGGATCGTGACCGAGTCACCGATCTTGACGAACTCTTTCTTGTACTGGCGGTGGACGTTGGCGCCCAGGACGCAGTTGTTTTCGAGCTGGAAGAGCGCCTCTTTGGCGATCTTCGTCGGCGTGAGCAAATTGTTAGCCATGACTGCCCCTCTGTTACGGGGCAGCCATCACGTGGTGCGCCCCGGCGTTAAAACCGTCGCCTCGCCTGCTCCTGCTTTCTGCGTCGCTCGGCGTAGGCATCCATGTCCAGGTCATCCAGGTCGACCACGGCGTTCGGTTGGCCGCGGTCGTCCCCGCTTTCTTTGGGTTTCGGCGCCTTCGTCTGCCGGCGCTCGAGCTCGTCGCCCTTGCCGCGCGACTCGTCGCGCTCGTCGTCGTCGCTCTCCTCGTCGTCCGCGGCGTGATCGCCGGGATCGCTGTCGGCCAGCGTTCCGGCCTTCGCCTTGGCCGCGAGCTTGCGCAACTCCTTCACCGCAAACGTTTCGCTCTTGTCGTAGATCCGACGCGAGAGCTCAGGGTTGTCGGCGAGGTAGACGAAGATCTCGGGGCCGAGCTCGTGCTCGAGGATGAAGTCGCCCATCACTCTGCTGACTGCGAACTCTTTGGCTGACGCGGATTCCATGGCCTCGAGAAACTCGTCGCCGAGCTTCTTCTTGCCGCGTTGGGCGAACGCTTTCACGTCCTCCTGATCGGCGACTTCTTCACGGGCGGGGGGGTCGTTCCGCTTGGCGGGTGGCTTTCGCTCGCGGGTGTCGTCGTCACGCTTGCCCGACTTGTCATCGGCGCGTGCGCCTTCCCACTTCGCGTATGCCTTCGCGTACTCCTGCGGGGATTTGAAGTCTTTGAGCTGCGGCTCCGGCTCCGCGTTGGCGGGGCGGGCCTTCTTGAGCTCACCGAGCTCCTGCTCGAGCTTCTGGATCCGGCCTTCGTTCGCGGTGTTGCGATCCCGCTCCGCTGCGAGTCGTCGGTTCAGCTTCCGGATGCGCTTTTCAGCGTGCCGGTCGCGCCGTGGCTGCTGCGAGTTCTGGTCATCCCCCTCTTTGGGGTTACGAGCGGCCGAGTCCTCGTCGTTTGAACCGGCTTGCTTGCCCGATTTCTTGTCGGGCTTGCCGGCTGCGGCCTCACCTTGCCCGGACGCTTGGAGCTCGTCCGTCACCACCGAGTTATCGGGTGGCCGGGGGACGTCCTTCGTGCGGACGCCACTGGGCTGGTCAGTGCGAGGCATTCTGCTACTCCTTCTTTGCGGTTTCAACGCGTTCAACGTCGAGCAGCGTCGCCGTCTTGTACGCGTCGGCGAGCATGTTCGCGATCGTTGCCATCGAGCGCGTGCCCCGCGAGCGGTTGAGCCGTCGCTCGTCGAGCGCGGTGATCGCGCGGGAGACGACGTCGGCCAGATCGAGCAGCCGCTGTTCGTGTTGTCTGAGCTCGCGGATCTTGTCGTGAAAAAGCACGGGCGTCGTGTCGCGCTCGAGTAGCCGCATCGTGGCGGCGATCTGGCCGTACGGGATCTGCTCGAGCACGTGAACGACGGCGCGATACGCGGTCGGCCCGACGATGTAGTGATCGACGTCGCCGGTTGCCCCGTCCGTGGCAGGCGCAGCCGGCCCAGGGGTGTTTGGTCGTTGCAAGATACGCGCTCCTCGGTGTGGCTGACCGCGCGTAATCTGCGCCGGCTTCAACGGCGTCGCGAGCCGCCCGGCGTAAGCAGGCTCACGATGATCAGGATCATGGCGAGCTCCTCCTGCTGCCGCTGACGCGCGCCGATCGCGAGCTCGAGCACGGCCTGTACCTGCGCGATCGCCGCCTCGACGTCGCCGATGATCCGACGCTGCCGTGCGTTCGCACGCTCGAAGCGCGCGATCTCCGCCTCGAGCTCCTCGATGTCCTCGTCGATCTCGTCGGCGCGGTCCTCGACGCTGCGCTTGAACGCCTGCGCCGCCGGCGGCGAGAGCTCGACGAGCTCCACGCGCGCGCGATCGCGCGCGTACTTCCAGCGAAAGTACGAGAGGTCGAACGGCTCCCAGTGACGCGGCCGTTTCGCCGGCGGCTCGGCCCATTCGGACGGCAGCCGCGACGTCGGATCCGCGAGCCCGTCGCCGGCGACGGGCTCATAGAGCAGCACCGCGTCCTGGCCGCTCAGCGTGTACACGCCGAACTCGGCCACGAGCTTGCTGGGTGCGGTGAGCGCCGCCGCCTGGCCGTTGAGCGCGTACGCGCCGGCCTCGAGCACGAGGCGTGCATCGCGCGCGAGGCGCGCGGCCTGGCCCGAGAGGCTGTACGTCCCGAGCTCGGCAAGCACCGTGCGTGCGGCGCGCAAGTTGGCCGCTTCGCCGTTCAGCGTGTAGGAGCCCGGCTCGGCCGTGAGCACCTCGTCGCCCGCGTCGTAGATCAGCCCCGCGGCTTGCCCATTGAGCGCGTAACTCCCCTGCGCGGCGAGGATCGTGCGTGACGTCCGCAGCGCCACGTCCTGTCCCATGAGCGCGTACGATCCCTGCGCCGCGGCGACTTTGCGCCCGTATTGCACGCCGGCGGCTTGGCCCGACAAGGCATACGCGCCTTGAAGCGCGGCGAGTTGGCGAGCGGCGCGCAGCGCGGCGGCCTGACCCGTCAGCGCATAGCTCCCCTGCGCAGCGCCGACCTTGCGGCCGTACTGAAGCCCGGCCGTCTGTCCCGTCAGCGCGTACGCGCCTTGCGCGGCGGCGAGCTGGCGCGCCGCGCGTAGCGCAGCCGCTTGCCCCGTCAGTGCGTATGAGCCTTGCTCCGCGGTGAGCGTGTACGACGTTCCGCCGGCCGCAACGTTGATGACGAACGCGATGCCGCCGATGCCGTTCCCAGCGCCGTCGCTCGTGAGGTTCGGCGTCTCGTCCGGGGAGCTATCGTCGTACCACGTCCTGATCTGACGAACGTTGGCGAGCCCGCCGATCGACGAGATCCCGGTGTAGCCCGTGCATTGAAAGTTGTTGGCGCCATGCTCGTGACCGCCCGCCACGAACACCGCATCGCCGGCATCGACGGTGCCGATGTCGCCGAGAGCGAGGCTGTTGTTCGCCGAGCCCGTGACTGGAGCATCGTCGGGGTCGGCCGTGTTGAGCCCGGTGACTTGATCGAGCGTGTACGCAACGTCTTGAAGTGTCGCGCTGCCATCATCGACCGTAATCGTGAACTGACCGGAACCCCAGGCAGACGCCTTCGTGCCGCGAAAGACCCACAAGACACGGCGGACGGCGTAAGTAACCGCCGCCATCTGCGTCCACGTGCCACTCAGCCCTGCAACTGAGGCCGAGACTCCGTAAAAGGTGATCGGATCGTTGCTACCTGAAATGCCCGTGAACGACGCTGCGACGGTCAGGTACAGCGCCGAGCCGTCGGCGGGAGATTCCGACGCCGTGAGGACTGTTCCGTCGGAGGACGACTCCGAGCCGGTGTCGAGGCTCGTGAACCCGAGCGCCATGTGGAGCTCAGCCCACGGCGGCTATCAGCGCATCTGCCAGCGTGTTGAAGTTCCCGAGCTGCGCGGGCGTGAACACCGCATCGGTCGGAACTCCCGCGTTATCGTAGCTATGCACCAGCCAGACGCCGGCCTGCTTCGGGAAGGTCGTGAAGATGTCGTCGCGCAAAGCGGTCGCGGCGTTGACCATCGTCGTGAACTCGGCGGCTACGTCGAGCGCCTGGTTGTTCCACTGGTCGCGGGCGTACTGCGCGATGCCCGGTAGCGCGGCCGTCTGCTGCCAACGCACGAGTGCCTGCGTCAGATCTCGCATGACGTCGATGAGCACTGCGCGCTTGACGTTGCTGCCCGTCTGCGCGCGCACGCCGGCAACCTTCGCCTTCACGTGCAGCGCGTCGTTGCAGGCGCGATCGAGCCCCTGCGACAGGCGCACTTGCGATGCCGGAAACGCCACGTCAGAGATCCTGCGCCGTCTGCCGCAGCTGCATGCGCGTCGCTGCGAGCCGGCCGTACTTGCGCTTGAGCTCGAGGTACTCGGCCGGTGGCATGCCGCGGGCCTCGTTGAGCTTCAGCACCGCGAGGTCGACGGCGCGCTGCACCTTTTGCTGCTCCTCGAGCAGCGCGTCGATCTGCGCGTCGACGGGCGCGAGGCGTGCATCGACGCCGTCGATGATGGCCTTCAGCTCGGCCATCTTGGCCTCGATCTCTTGGAGTGCAGCGGTAGTTTGCTTGCTCATGGTTACACCATCTGCCAGAGGCCGTTGGTCGCGTCGAAGTCGATCGTGAAGGTCTCGGTGTCGAGCAGCGTGATGCTCGAGCCGTAGTCGTACCAGCACACGAGCGCGTCGGCCGGCGACGTCGCCGTGTCGTTGTAGATCGGCACGTAGCGGAACGGGCCGATGCTGCCGCCGGCGGCGGTGTACACCTCGTCCGCGATCGTGACCTTCGCCGTGCCCGATGACTCGGTCAGCGTCACGGTGTCGAGCGCTTGCCCGCCGGCGGTGTAGCCGTTCGCGGCCGCCGGCGCCGGATGATCGGTCGTGTTCCACGTCGTCTGCGTCGCCGTCGGCGCGGTGTTCGTTAGCGGCGCCTTGAACGTGTGACTCGCCCAGTTGTGAACAGCCTTGGCGAGCTGCTCGACGTAGTCCTGGACCTTGTTGAACGCTGCCATCAGCCCACTCCTCGTTGCGGAACCACGATCTTGCCGAGCCCGGCCTCGCGGCCGTCGATGATCTCGCACAGGCCCGCGGCGCGAAGCCGCAGCCCATGACCCTCGACGAGCGGGCGGCCCTTGATGACGTCGCCGTTGTCGTCGACCCACACGACGCGGATCTCGGCACCGTCCTCGGTGCGGATCGCGAGCACGTGCCCGTTCGTCATGACGCACGCGACCTGCTTGCCGCGCAGCCGTCGAGTCAGTTCCATACATCGACCTCCATCCCGCGCCGCAAGCCTACTCATGCGCCCTGCGCGCGCGAGCCCGGCCCCGCTCGATCTTGATCAGCTTGCTCCCGTCGATCTGCGCGCCGACGAGCTCGCCGGCATCGTACACGAACTTCACGACGTTCGGCGCCTTCGGCTCGTCGTCGACGTCCTTCCGATCGACCTTGCCGGCGGCACGCTGTGTCGCCTTCTCGAGCTTGCGCTCCTGCTCGGCGGTCTCGACCTTCTTGCCGATCGGCTCGACGTGCGAGTCCACGTAGCGCTTGACGCGCTCGAGCACCTCGACGGCCGACTCGGTGACGGCCGCGGCGGTCGCGTCGCCGTGCGCCTTCGGGTTCTTCTCGTGCTCCTCCATCACGCGCCGCACGAGCTCCTCGACGTCTTTGAGGAACTGCACGTCGTCGCGGGCCTGCTCGCCGACGGGCCCGCGTTGCATCTCGGCGAGCTTGAGCTTGGCCTCCTCGAGCTTGGCGTTCGCGATCGCCACGCGCGCGTCGGCGTCTTTCTGTCTGCTCTGAGCGGTCGCGATCTCGGCCTGGGCCTTGAGCTCGTCGACCTTCTGCTGCTGCTGCAGGAGCTGCTGCGCCGGTGTCAGCGGCGGCTGCCACGGCTCGCCCGTCTCCTCGACGATCGGCTGCCCTTTTGGGCCCATGACGATGCCGGCCGGGAGATCCGCGCGTTTCTCCTCGTCGCTCTTGAGCTCGTCGGGCAGGAGCTTGCGCAGCACGCGGGCGATCTTGTCGGCGCCAGGTCCCCCGATGTTCTCGACGACGAGGTGCACGATCTGGCCGGCTTTCTCGGGCCCGATGACCTTCAAGATCTCGAGCTGCGTGTCGCGCGCCTCATGCATCTGCGTCGCGTAGTCGATGCCGGGCTCCATCACGACGTCGTAGCGCCCGACGCCGAGATCGTGGATCAGCACGCGGTGGCCCGGCCGGTCCTGATCCTCGACGACCGTGTTGATCTCGACGAAGTCCTCGGTGTCGTCCGGCAGCCGAATGCGCATCACGCGGCGCGTGTCGTAGATCCGCGGGATCGCATGGATCAGCACGCGCGCCATGTGTTCCTGCGCGCGGCCGAGGTTGTCCGGGAACTGGAACGTCGACGTGAGCCCTTGAGCCTGCCGGCGTTCGATCGCGCGCCCGGACTTCTCGTTGCTCTCGCGGCCAAGCGACGCGTCGTGCAGCCCGATCATCGTCTGCATGTCGCGCGCGTCCTGCGTCGCGAGCGCGAGCTCGCCGGCGCTGATCCCGGCCGGGAACTGCCGCTGCGGCGGCGGCACGCCGTCGACGTGGTTGTACGTCAGGTACGGGTGGTTCTCGGAGTTCGCCGTCTCGTAGAGGTGCTCGTGCCCGGCGAACTGCTTTTCCGTGCCGATGTACGGCGCGCGCGGCGCGAGCGCCACTGTCTCCGCCGCGGCCGTGCGCCAGTAGTTGTAGCTGCGCTGAGCGTCCTTGGCGTCGCGGATCGCCGAGATGTAGTGCACCTGGCCGTCGACGAGCTGCTCATCGCCCAGCACCGCGAAGATCGGCACGTGCTCGAACGGGAGATCGAGCGGGCCCTCGAGCACTTCGCAGCCGGTGATCTTGCGCCACGTGCAGATGGGCCGCTTCACCTTGCGGCGCATCTCCTTGCCGCCGCTCACGAGCACGTGGACGCCTTGCTCGAGCTCGAGCTCGTCGAGCACGTCCTTCACGTCGGAGAGGTAGACGACCTTGCCGTTCGAGAGGAGCAGCGCCTCGTCGTCGCGGTACTCGATGCGGTAGTACTGCGCCACGCGGACGCTCTCGGCATCCCACCAGCCATCGAACGACACGCCGCCGTCGAAGCTCCCCGCCTTGGCGTCCGGGTATTTCTCCTCGAACGTGGCGCGGTTCACCGACGTGAACAGGAAGCCGTCCTGCGCGTCGCTGTAGTCGGCTTCCTGGGCGCTCGGGTCGAGCGTCACCGAGTAGCTGTCCTTCACGCGCCGGATCAGGAGCTCCTGCACGAACGGGTCGTGCTTCGACCACGTGTTTTCGACGTAGAAGAAGCCGAAGCCGTGATCGACGGCGTGCGTGATCGAGGTGTCGTACGCCTGGTCGGCGCGGCTTACGTGCTCGATGTTGCGGATGATCCCGCTGAACACGTCCGCGAGGCTGTAGTCCTTCGTGCCCTGCAGGTTCTTGATCGACGGCGGCAGGTGGCGGTCCTGCTCGACCGGCCGGATCTTGATCTGCGGACGCTCCTGGCGAACCTTGTTGCGGATCTGCCGGCAGAACGACGGGAAGAGGTTGTACGTCAGGACGGGGCGGCCGGCTTCCTCGCGGTCCGCTTTGATCCGCGCCGGCCACTGGTCGCCGGCGACGAAGTTATCGTCGTCGCGCGCCTCGGTGTGGATCTGCGACCAAAAGCCCTGATGGACCTGAAAGCGCTCGCGGAGCGGCTTCAGCGGGTCGTCGTTGGCGTCGCTCGCCTCGACCGTGATCGCGTGATCGGGCTTTTCGTTTGCCTTCGTCGGCATCCGCTACCACTCTCCACGTGCAGCTCGTCGCGCCTTCTGGATCGGTGGGGTGGCGAAGACGCCGCTCGTGTTGAGCAGGTACCGCTTGCAGTCCATCAAGTGATCGTTCTCTTTGACGATCTTGCCGGCTTTGGGCGTCCCTTCCTTGTGGCGGCGGTAGAGTCTGAACTCCTTTCGGAAGCTAACGCAACTTTTGAACACCTTCAGGCGCCCGGACTGATAGAGCGTCAGCACGTGGTGTATGCCCGCCGCGACCGCGTTGTTCGCGAACACGAGGTTCAGCCCGAGCTCATCGTACTCGCTTTTCAGCTTCGACCCGTCGCGTTGGTTGCTGTTATCCGCGGCCGGGTCGATCGCGCCGGTCATCCACTCACCGACTGCCTTGATCGCGGCCGCGTGCACGATCGGCTGTTGCTCGCTCTCGTAGTACTCGTGCGTGAGGTAGTAGCGATCGGCGTCCTCGTCGTACGCGCCCCAGAGCGCGGCCGTGCGACGCCAGCCGACGTCGAGCGCGTAACCGCGCGGCCAGTGCTCGGGGATCCGGAACGGGTCGACGAAGATCGACTCCTCGTCGATCGGATAGACGGCGCCGGCGCCGAGCGCAGGCCGGCCCGTGCGCCGCGCGCTGCGCTGGTGCGGCAGCATGTCGCGCTCGAGCTGGTCGAGCTCCTCTTTCGGGATGTTGGGCGGCTGCAAGTGCGGGCAGTCCTCCCAGGCAATCATGTCGAGGTACTTCGACACGAGCTTACGCCGCGTCGTCCGGCCGGCGCGGCTCTCGCTCCTGTTCGCTGAGAATGTCCGCGTCGAACACGTGCTTGAGCCACACGAGATCGCAGATCGGCATCGTCGTCGCGGCGACGTTGGTTAGGTTCGTCGGCTTCCCCTTTTGCGTCTTCCTTCCACTGAACGACGATCGCGATGTGCTCGATCTTGTCGGCCTGCTCGTAGAGCATCGCGCAGAACGCCTTCGGCGACGTCGCCCCGCGCTTGATCGGCACGACCTTGCCGTTCACGTGCCGTCACCGCGGTAAAGCGTCTCCTTGACCGTGGCGACGCTCACGCCGTACTCGCTGGCCATCCTCTCGAGGAAGCCGTTCGGTGCGCGTTGACGGCCCTCCATCGCTACCGCGTACCGCTCGCGCATGCGCGTCTTGTCGTCGTAGCTCAAGCGGCGGCGACCGGCCGGGACCGATCTTGCATCGCCAGGGTGCAGATCCGCACCGGATTCGGTGCTGCTTGACGGCTCGTCGCCGGTGCCCGCCGCCGGCTCCGGTTCGTCTCGCCTGCCGATCCGCTCGATCGAGCCCGCAAGCCGCCCGAGCTGCTTGCCCTCGTCGCGCGCGCACTCGATCAGCTGCTCGACCCGCTCCGTGAAGTCCTCGGCGCTCACGCCGTTGTCGAGCCGCGAGGCGCAGATCGCCATCGCGATCTCGCGCATCCGGTCCGCGCCGCTCATTGGTGCACCACGATGGCCGGCACGACGATCTTGAGTCCGAACACCTCGAGCTCCTCCTCGGCCGTGAGGCCGGCTATGTACTTGAGCGCGCAGCCTTCTTGCACGGCGCGGCGATACGCGTGGTTGACGGTCTGCAGGGCGTGGCGCTTCGTGCCGCGAAAGCCGCCGACGTCGAGCATCACACGCACCTGCTCCGCGATCGCGAGCAGCAACGCCTGCGCTTCGGCCTCGTCGACGATCGAGTACTCAGTCGCCTCGGGGTGCTCCTGGGCGTATTCGGCCATGCGCTGGATGATCGGCCCCCCCGGCACTTCGCTCGAGAGCGACTCGGATGCACGCGTTACATCGGCCATCGTTGTAGAGCAGCTCCTCTCGCGTGAGTTTGGTCCGGCACGTCTCGACCGAGCAGTGCCGCGGGCGGCGGGTGCGGCGGGTCACTGCTTCTCGAATAGCCATTGCTTGAGGAGGTAGCCCTCGAGTGCCCAGATCTTTTGCTTGGCGTGCTCGCGCGCGATCTTGCGGCCGAGCTCCGCGTCGAAGTTCTCCGGACTCGCCGCGGCACTCTCGCCGGTCACCGTGAAGCCGTTGCGCAGCGTGAGGCAGCACACCGTGAGCGTGGTGCCCGCGAAGACGTAGTACTCCTCGCCGCGGATCGCGTCCTCGATCATCGCCGGCGTGACGCGCGGCGCGTTGAGGCCCTTGGTCTGGATCTCCGATTCGATTTGCTCGTCGTTCACGCATGCCTCCCGGCTAGAGAAAGTCCGACCCCTCGAGCAGCGAGATCACGAGCTCCGTCATGCCCTCGACCGGCGTGAACGTGGAGAGCATCGCGCCCCGCGTCGTAAGGAGGCGCATCTTGCATTCGTCGTAGATCGCTCGCGAACCCTCCTCGTCGAGCCAGATCCAGTCGACGGCCTCGGCCTCGAACGACGAGCGGCCTTCCTCGTAGCTCTTGAACGTCAGCACGTTCTCGTAGCCGTCCTTGTGCGCGATCACGACCTGGTCGACGGCGTCGGCGACGCTCGACTTTCTCGAGAGCCGCACGATGCGCTTGCGCGGGATGAGCCCGCCGCTCGCCATCGTGACGCCGGCGTCGACGGTGAGCTTGCCCAGCAAGAACGTCTGATTGACGTCACGCACCTTCGTCGCCTTCGTGCCCGCGGCCCAGGCGAGGATCGGCCGCTCGAAGACGCGGCCCTCCCACCAAACGGGATAGAGCCCGGTCAGGTGCAGCGCGGTCTCGTACGCGCCGATCGTGCGCGTCTTGCCGACGCGGTTGCCGCCCAAGCACACGCGCTCGTTGTGCTCGCGGCCGGCGCGGAACATCGCGAGGTGCTTGCGATAGAGCTCGCGGCGCATCGGCCCCGAGTCCGGGTACCAGCGATCGAGCGCCTCTTTCTCAGTGCGTTGTTGAAGCTCCCGCAGGATCAGGTACGCCGCTTGGCGCGGGTCCATCTCCTGCAAGGAGCCGAGCGAGATCGAGGCCATCGATGTTCTTCACCAATCGACCGAGCAGCGCGAGCAGCTCCTCCGTCGAAGCGTCCTCGATCGTGTGGAGGTGCTCGATCTTCTGCGTCCACATCTTCAGGTACTTGCCGTGAAGGTCCGACGCTCGCAGCGCAGCTTGATAGCGGCCGTCTCGGATCGCGAGCTGACGCACGAGCTCGACGTCGCGCAGCACGCGTTCGATGGTGAGATCCGCCCCGCTGTACTGCCGGCGCAGCTCCGCCTGCACCGCCTTCGCGATGTGCGGCTTCCTTAGGTTTTCATAGGCTTGAACGGCGAGGGCGTTCTCGTTGCCGCGATAGCCTGCCTTCTCGGCCGACTTCGTGCCGTTGAACAGCGTCTCGCCGGGCGTCGTGTACCAGCGCACGAACGCGGCCTGCTTGCCCGTGAGCGGTTTTTCGTCCACCGCTGGCGCTCGAGCCGGCGGGGATTTTCTCGGCCGAGTGGACGACTTCCGCGCCGCGCGCTGCTTTTTGGGCCGCTTGGCGCCGGGGATTTTGCCGGGGGGTTCGGCTGGCGGCGACGTCAGTGGATCCGCTGGAGCTCGTGGAGCGTCCGGCAGTTCGGGCAGATGATTTGGATCACGCCGTTTCCGCACGTCGCGTTCGCGGTGACGCGTCTATAGACGGGCGGAATCACGTCGCGACGCAGCGAACTCTCCGTGCTGGGCGAGCTCGGCCGCGCGACGAGCTTCAGTCGCCTGCTCGATGGTCGCGAAGTACCCAAGGTGCTGTCGTTTTCCATTGCTCGCCCTGCTCGCACGCCACTTCTGGAACCGGGGGTACCAGTTGATGCCTCTGACGCCGCTGCGGGAGTTGCTCTGGACGGCCTTGTTCTGAGCATTACCTTCGCGCGTCGCGGCGCGCAGGTTGTCCCAGCAATTGTCGTGCCGACGGCCATTCCGATGATCAACTTCGTCCGGCCACTGCCCGGTCATCCACAGCATGGCAAGCCGGTGCGCCATGTAGTTGCGCCCCTGAAACTCGATGACTCGATAGCCGCGCTTGGGCGGCGCACCGTGGATGTAGCCGGCTTCCTGACCCGCGAGCTTGCCGCGTAACCAGGTGAAGCGCCCGCTGTCAGGGTCGTATGACAGCGAGCGCCTCAGGTCCTCCTGGGTCGGTGGGCTGTTGCGGCCCACAAGTCTGGCGGCTCAGCTGAGCCCGCGGGGGTACGGGTTCTTGTGGGTCGGCGTCGTCGTCACGTCCGAGCGGCGCTCGTCGGACATTCTCGGACCGGTCGATCGGCCGGTGTTCGTCTTGCCGCCGCGCGAGCCGCCGCTACCCTTGCCGCCACTGTTCGGCTGCTTTCTGGCCATGGGTCGAGGTCCTCAACGTTGTCGGGATAGACCGCCGGATGATACACGCCGAGGCGGCCAGCGAATCGACTCACCCATATATAATTTATGGGCGTCACGTGACGTCGACGACAGTCTGCGGCTTCCGGCCGTACAGGTCGCTGAACGACTTCCAGCCCTTTTCGGTCAGCTCCCTCGAGTACACCTCGCGCCGCGGTACGATCGGCCGCCACGCCGGATCGCAGAACACCCGGTAGTGCCACACCTGTAGCCGCTTCCCTTCCTCCGAGAACGGCGGCTCTGCCCACAGATACCGTGTGTCAGGCCCGTAAAACGCGACGCAGATCTGACGCGCGAGTCGATGCATCTGCGGCGCGCGCTCGAGGCGGCGCGCCGGATTGAGCGGATGCCCGTCGCTCCCGCGAAACGACAGGGACAAGTGATAGCAGCGCTCGTAGTCCGGGTTCTTGAGCCAGCCGCCGGTGTGATGCCCGGCGTCGCGCGTGAAGATTACGGTAACCGTCAGCTCGCCGATCGCGACGAAGTCCGTGAACGGAATGAGCTCGTCTGGCCCTGCAGTGCCGTAGTTGATCCAGCCCGCGCCGATAGCCCGAGCGCGCATCGCATGCGCGAGCTCCTCGATCGTGTCGCCGATCATCGGCGGAGCCCGGCCGGCCGGATTGCCGGCCGGGACTCGCCTTCTTCGCCGTGTTGCGGCGTGCTACGCAGGCTTATGCTCTGAATTCGGCTGACTCCCTGCGCGCTACAGCTCCGAGCAATCCCAGTCACGCGTACTTCGGCTCCGCGAGGAGCCATACGCTTAGCCGCGGTCGTTGTGGAATTCATAGCAGCTCGAGGTCCACGAGATAGGACGGCACTCGCTCCCAGCTCTCCGGCGCGCGGACGCCGATCACGCACGCCGTGCAGAGCCCGTAGACGAACCACGCGCAGTTGCCGGTCGGCATGCGCGGATCCTCGCAAGCGTCCCAGGTCGAGCAGCCGCTGCCATTGGCTCAGTACTCCGTGGGCGCCCACTGGATCAGGAGCGCGTCGTCGATGTGCAGCAGGCCGTCCGGGCTCGGCGGCGCGTAAGCGGCGCGACGCTGATCGCAGAACCAGGCCGCCATGTGCCCGGGCGAGTTGAAGCCGTCGTTGCGCGCGAACTTGTCGAGCTCGCGGAGTTCCTCGCCGTCGAGCTCGACCCATAGGCGCGTCGGCCCGAGGACCATACGCAGCGGCCGCACGTTGCGCACGATCACGTCGAGGATGTGCTCGCACTGCTTGGTGCGCATGCCGGTGTAGAGCCGCAGCGTGTCGCCGATCTTCGGATCGTTGCCGTCCTCGCGCCGTGCGCGGATCGTGTGGATCTTCACGCCGGCGCGAATGTCCGCGACGAAGTCGCGCTTGAAGTTAAGCGCCGGCACAGCCGAGATACTCCTCGATGGCGCGCCGCGCCTCTTCGAAGCCCCACGCGACGACCGCTTTGTAGCCTTGCCGCTCGAGCCTCACGAGGATCTCGAGCTGCTCGGCGGCCGGCTTCTCACCGTCCGTCGCCTTGAGCTCGAGCACGAGGCCGTGCCAACGGCCGCGCGGCAGGTAGAGCGTGTAGTCGGGCCAGCCCGGGCGCACACCCTGCCCGATCAGAATCGCGGCCTCGATCGCCGTTCGCGCGCCGCCGTTCGCGTTGTGCGCGAAGTAGTCGCCGACTCGACCGACCGTGCGCGGATCCATCAACGTGTCGATCCAGCGGATGAGCTCGCGGCCGGCTTCTTGCTCGGGCCGCCCGCGACGATCGCTCGACTCGACGTTCGTCACGGGCTCGACGCCGGCGGCCGCGTTGTCGCGCTGCGCCGCCTCGAGCTCGCGCTCGACGATCGCGCGGAGCTCCGGGCTCAGGTGCTCGAGCTGCGACTTGTCGGTGAATCGAAACGTCACTGGATCTGCCCGCCGTGCCGAGTGTGCTGCTCGAGATCTTCCGCGCCGTGTTTCGTCAGATCGTGGACGATGGGCTTGCGCGTCGCGATCTCCACTCGCACGCCGTCGCCAACGTACTGGCCGCCGCAGACGCGCTTTGGCTCTGCGTTCGCCTCGACGCAGGCGTCACAGATGAAGCCCTCCGGCCCCTCGAAGTCGAGACACATGATGTTGGCCACGGTCGAGTCGTCACGGCCGCACGCGCAGCACGGGCCCAACCGTCGACGGCCGCCGCGCCTAGCCATCGTTGTCGTCCTCGCCGGGCTCGCGACCCATCTCCGCGGCGAGCTCGGCGGCTTCGCCACGTCGGCGCGTGAGCTCGTTGCTCGCGGCCTCGACGATATCGGGCTTGCCGGTGAGCTCGCGCACGACCCACTCGAGGTAATCGCTCGGGACGTCGCGCCACTGCACACCTTTGTGCTTGCCGATCGGGCAGACGTCGAGCGCCTTGCCGGTCGTGTACGGCTTATTCTCGCCGCGCATCCGTGCCGCCGCGCTCGCGCCGCGCGCCTGTTGCGCCGCGGCCGCGGGGTCCACCGGCGGCATGCGCCGCTTGATCTCGGTCGCGAGGCCGGAGAGGCCGGCGCAGCGCTTCACGGCGTCGACGTGCGCGCGTTTGCACGCCTTCTTCATCGCCGCGTTGAGGTTCCCCTTGACCTCGCTCAACGAGCACGCGCCCGTGCCTTGCGAGAGCGCGCTGCCGTTCGCCGCGTAGAGCTCGCAGTCGATGATCACGTGCTCGATCGGCATGCCCTGCAGCGCTGCGCGCTGGAAGTCCGACATGCCGAGGAACCGCGTGCCGAGCCCGAGCAGGCCGCAGATCTTCTCGGCGCCCTTCTTGCTGAGATCGGGATCCGACCAGTGCCACGGGCACACAGCCGCGCTGCAGTTGCCTTTCGGCGGCGGCCCGCCGAACTGACAGTCGTCGCGCTTCGTGACGTGCACGGCGACGACGTCCTCGCCCTCGACCATGTTGTCGACGAGCCAGCCGACGAGCGCCTGATAGTTCTCGCCGCGCTGCTGGATCTGCTTCTGGAAGTGCGCCGGCTCGACGTCGAACGGGTTCGCCGGCACGCCCGGCTCGCGGTACGTCGTCACCGATTGGCCCTTCTCGGCCGGCTTCGTCGGCTCGACGTCGATTGTCGCGCCCGGTTGATCGTGCGGCTTCACTTGAGCTTCCAGAAGTAGGCCGTGCCGCCCGCCACGGCGTTGCGGAAGTCGTCCGGCGAGTGGAAAGCGAGCAACACCGCGCGCTCGAACAGCGTCGGCGGCTCGTTCGGCCCTTCGGTGACGCGAATATCGCCAAGCAGGTGCACATCCGCGGTCGGGATCCGCGGCCGCGGGCCTTTGACGATCAGCGCCCGGTAGTCCACAAGCATCGCCTCGATGATCGCGATCTTCTCCTCGGCCCACTCCCGCGAGCAGCGGTGTTGCCGGATCATTCGCTTGTAGACGCGTCGGCGCATGGCGAGCTCGCGCTCGAGCTCGTGGATCTTCTCGTCGACCGAGATCTCCTTCGCGAAGAGTTGGCCGCTGGCGCTCATCGGCCCTCGAGCTCGGTGAGAGGCTTGATCGAGATCTCCGTCGCGAACGTCTGGCCGTCGGACTTGCGCTTCGCCCAATGCGACACGACGGCCGCGCCGCGCTCGACGAGGGCTTCGACGGTGTTCGTGCTGAAGTGCCCGCCGCGCATGCACTCCGACATGCTCGTGTGCGGGCAGCGCCCGATCGGCGTCCAGAGGCCGTGAGGATGCCGGTAGAGCTTGCCGTCACCCCGCGCGTGTGCCGTGGCGCAGGCCTCGCGCATCGTCGGGCTCAGCCTTTCCACCTTCTGGTCTGCCGTCATACGCCGAGCGCCGCATCGAGCTGATCGGCTTCCGCGAGATAGGCTTTGTAGCGGTCGCGATTGAGCCGCTCGATCTCGCTGCATTGGGTCTCGAGCTTGTCCCAGCCGCATCGATCGGCGAGCCGCTCCATGTAGTCGCAGAGCTGGTTCAGCCGAAACTGCGCGCACTCGCGATCGATCGGTACGGCGCTCATGCGATGGCCTCCTCGCTCGCGGCGCGCATCACGAGGCGGCAACGGATCGTGTGGTGCGTGCGCTGCGTGCCGAAGCGCGCGCTCGCAAGCGCCGCGATCTCGCGCAGGCCGAGCCCGCGCACGCGGAGCTGCTCGATGTAGCGGTCTTCGTCCGGCGTGAAGCGGTGCACGACGCGGCCGTCACGGCGCGTGTACGAGCCGCCCGGTGTCGAGCCGTACGACGGCGCGCGCAGCCCGGTTGAGTAGAGGCACCACTGCACCGTCGACGGGTGCTTGCCGAGCATGGCGCCGATGCGCTTGGCGGAGAGGCCCTCTTCGGCGAGCTCGGTCACGCGCTCGCGATCTGCATCGCTTAGTGCTCGCATGACCCGCCCTCGCACTTGCCGCCGAGCCCGCGGATCTTCGTGTCCGCCGTCACCATGCCGGAGTCGATGATCTGCTCCGTCATGGCGGCGATGGTCTCGCCGGCGAAGATGATCACGCGCCCTTGACCGCCAAGCTGCGCGAGATCGACTGAGATCGGCTCGCCCTTTCTGAGCCGCTCGAGGTTCGTGAAGTCGAGCCCCAGGCCGAACACGGTGCCGCCCTTGCCGTCGTTCGCGTTGAACTTGATCACGGCGCGCCCTCCGGACGGCTCGGATAGAAGTCGAGAGCCGGCACGCGTGGTTTGTTGTCGAGGATCTGCCCGACGCTGACGCCGACACCGTGCGCCAGCAGCGCGCGATCTCGGCGCTGCTCGGACGTCAACTTCCCAAGCCGCCGCGGGCCCAGGTACTCGGTGAAGACACTGGCGACGAGCTCCGGGAGGTCGAGCTCGGGCATCAACTTGCGACGGCGTTTGGTCACTGTGGCTCCTTCGGCGGCGCGGGGCGCCGGCAGACGACTTCTTGGTTGTGGACGCGGATGGCATCGAGCAGGTAGGTGACCCGCCCGTAGCGGTCGTAGAGATGGGCAAGCTCGTTAGCTCGAGCGCAGCGGCAGTCGTGGTGAGTGCACATCGCGGGCTTTATGGCTCCCACGGCTCGCCGTCCGGCATTTCCGGCGCGGGTTCGTACGCGCCGCGCGGCGGCGTCCACTCCGGCATGCCGTGCTCGCGCTTGTACGCGTTGATCGAGGCAAGGCAGTTCGGACAGATCGGTTCGCGCTTGCCGGTGACGGCGCTCGAGCTCGGCACGAGCTCCGGGTTGAACGAGAACGGACGGCCGCAGCCGATGCACGAACCGAAGGCGAGGTAGTAGCCGCTCACAGGTGATACCCGTGACTCGCGAGGACCTGGGCCATGTTGGAGCCCTCCCAGGAGCCCGGCCGGCGCCACGCGAGCGCGACGTCCTCGAGCAGCATCGCCGCGAGCGTCTCGACGGTGAGCTCGCCGTGCGAGCAGAAGTCGGTTTGGTTGACGTGCGCCAGCAGCTTTTGGATCAGCCGCAGATCCTCGTCGCTGACGGTCACGGAGTGGAGGTCGACGCGCGCCATGGCCGGGCTACGCTGCGAGCCGGCGTTCGATCGCGTCGAGCACGCCGTACTGGATGGCGATGCCGACGGGGATCCGGCCGACCTCGACGGGGGCGATACTGGCGATGAATCCGCTACCGAGCCGGTCGAGGCCGCAGGCGGGGTGCGCGTAGCGGGTGCCGAAGCGCACCATCGTGACGGCCGGCGCCGTCAGTTCGCAGAAGCGGCAGGTCCGGGTCCTGTGCAAGCTCATGGAGGCCTTCCGTTACCGGCAGTCCGCTCGTTGCCACGCGGTGGTGCCGTACTGGTTGTTCGGAGGGCCTGAAAACTAAGCTTACGAATCAGGGCTCTGCAACAAGCCCCGGGCGCTGTCGAGTGCAAAATGCACAGTGGATAAGTCGAGGAAACCCAAGAGTGGCGCGGGTTTCAGAGCGTCGGCGGACGCCACGATCTATACATTATGCGCCTTTCTGAAGTGGCGGTTTTTGCACTTATCCACAGCACTTTTGCGCAAAAATTCGGCGGGCACTAGGAACGGCGCGGCTTCCAGAGCCTCGGAGCGAGAGTTATCCACACGACTCCTTTTCGTCTTAAGAGTCGTTCTTCTCTACCTCAACGTAACTACAGGGCCTGTGAATAACGGGGATAACTCGTTCTGCACAGACTCTGGGGATAAGTTTTACCACCCGCACCTAAAAGGAGCGGCGCGAACGAAGGAAAAACTCATCCACAGACCAGGCCGTGTGCAAAACCCTATGAGCAACTCACGGCTCGGTGCGCACGCATCAGCGTGCCCACCGAGCTCCCGAGCGTCTCGCACCGAAGTCAAAGTCGTCTGTACGAGACGATCGCCTTCGATCGCTGGCACCGCAATGCGGACACACCGTGCCCGCTCCGTCGACGAACCGAGCGCGACGACCAGCCGAGCGCGACGACCAGCCGAGCGCGACGACCAGCCGAGCGCGACGACCAGCCGAGCGCTGATCGCGATGCACGACGGTTTCGTTACGCAAGGAGTCGAGCTGACGCTGCAGCGCGTGCACGTGCTGCTCGCGCAGCGGGATCGCGAGCAAGCGGCCGGGTTTGAACGTCAGGCGGCTGAGCGGCGCGCAAAGCTCACCGGAGCGTGCATCGAGCCGCCAACCCTCCCAATCGGCATGGATCAGCGCGAGATCGCCCTCGAGCTCGAGGCGCGCGAGCCGCACGAGCTCGGGTGGCCAAGTGCCGGAGAGCCGCCAGCGCAAGATCGTGGTTCGGTGTTTCCCGGTGCGCTCCGCGGCCCATTCGTCGGTTACAAACATCGCTGCCCCGTTGTTGCTTTTTTCTTAGCGGATGCACGCATCTGCCTGCATACACGCTTTTGAGGGCGAGTTCAGTCTAGAACCTGACACTTCGGCCTCGCGAGCCGCGTTATGCAAAGCCGGCCCCGGCTCGCGACGCTGCCGGGCATCGGTTACACCAGCACCCGCCCGCGCCAACAACGAACCAGGAGGAACCCCATGGCCAAGCAAAAGCCGCTGGTGAACATCACGAGCCGGCACTCGAAGGTGAACCACTTGAACGACAGTCCGGAGAAGAGCGGCGACGCGCTCCATCCGAAGATGGACGTCTCGATCGAGTTCGTCCTCGAGCCCGGCGAGCTCGCGCAGTTCGTGCGCACGCGCACCGGCTCGCGCTCCGCCGACGAGATCTTCTGGGACAAGGCCGGCGAGCCGTGCCTGCTCGACGTCGAGGAGATCGAGCCGGACTTCGTCTGCCAGGGCAAGGTCGAGCTCGTGAGCACGAGCAACCCGGAGGACTTCGCAGAATCGGACGCGGCGACGCTGAAGAAACTCAAGATCAAGCCGATCACGGGTCGCAAGTGCATCGTGCACGGCCAGGTGCGGCTCGACCCGACGAACTACCGCGAGTCGCTCGGTCAGATGCGCCTCGCGCAGGAGTGCAAGCTCTCGTTCGTCGGATCCGGCGCGGCCGCCGAGGCCAAGGGCAAGAAGAAACAGCGCGACGCGTTCAGCGATCCGCCCGACGACCCTCAGCAGCAGCAGGACGCCGTCCCGCCCGTCCATTGACGCGCGGGCCCGGGTTCGCGACGGCTGTTTCGCTCGCCGATCATCCGCCACGCAACGCTCGTTGCGGAGGACCCACCGTGAAACGCATCCTGCTCGCGCTCGCCCTGCTCGTTCCGCTCGTCGCCCATAGTCAAAACACTCTGACCTTTAGCGCGTCGACGACGACCGGCGACGGTTCCGTAGTGCCTGCGCTCACGTGGTCGACGTCGCCGGCGGCGGCGAGCTGCACGGCCTCGGGCGCGCCGAACTGGACGGGGACGAAGGCCGCGAGCGGGACGCAGACGTTGCCAGCGATCACGAGCTCGGCAACCTACAACCTCGATTGCACGTGGCCCGGTGATTCGATCGTGACGTTCTCGTGGACGAACCCCACGACGAACACGGACGGCAGCGCCTACACCGACGCCAAGAGCGTGCGCATCCAGTACACGTTCGGTGCGACTGCGCCGGCGGCGATCTCCGGCACGGCCCCGTGCACGGCAACGTCGACGCCGGCGTGCGCCGAAGTGTCAATGCCCGCTTCGATGCGCACGGTCACGGGGATCTCGCAGACCGGAACGCTGCGCGGCGTCGCCCAGGCGTGCAATCAGCGCGACCAATGCTCCGTCGTATCGAACGCGGCCACGAAGACGTTCACGGGCAACGTCACCGTGAACCGATCGGTCGGGATTACGGTCAATCCCGTCCCGGGTCCCGTTACAGCTTTCGGAGCGCAGTAGTCCGTGCGCACCAACCAGACCCGAGCATAGCCACATGCTCGGTAGACCCTCGGGTCGGGATGAGCGCGCCGCGTTGCATGGGACCGGCGCGTGAGTCCTTTCCAGTTTCAAGCGGCTTGGCTTTGGGCCGCGCTAGATCCGGAATCAACACACCCCTGACGTGCCGGGCTAGTGCGGCCCCTTTTGTTCGCTGCTACGTCGCGTCCCCGTTCGTGACGAACCCGTGCCACGCGCAGCCGCCAAGGAGCGCGACGGAGTTCGAGCGCTTCCCGGGGACGAACGATAGGTCACCGTAGCCCGTACCAGCCGGCTTCCAGCGTCCAGGGCCCGGCAGCGCGTCGTCCGGTACGCGATCCTCGAAACATGATGCCGTCGGCTTCGGCGAGGGAATCGACGGGGTGGTTCACCTGCTGAGTCGCACGCGGCGAATCTGTCGGCTCGCCGAGCTCCCGGCGCTCGTAGCGAATGAACTCGGCCTCGAGCTCGGTGAGCTTCACCGTCGCTAGTGACCCACCGACAGTTTGACCGCTCGTAGTTACCGTCGACGTCACGGCGATCGAGCTCGTGGCCATCCGGGCACGGGCCCATGTCGCGAAGAAACTGCTCGAAGCTGTCCCTCCACGCCGCGCACATGGTTATTCCCCTCCCCCCGTAGTCCGCGAACTTTGTCGCTCGTGGGTTGTAGCAACGTCGCTTCGCGTTGCTCCAAGCCTGGTACTCGCGCGTCCCGGTCTTGCCGTGAGTCTTGTTCGCTGGCGCCTGCCGGCGCATACATCCGCAGCTCTGCGTATGCCCGGAAGTCAGATAGGTTGTTCGGACCGCGGTTTCCAGGCCGCACGCGCAGCGGCAAACCCAGCGCGACGAAGCGGTCTTACGATCAGCCTCCCGAAGCACCGTGAGCTGGCCGAACGTCTGAGCTGTTAGATCGAGCTTCTTCGTCATCGAGGAGGCGCCACAGTCGCTCCCAGCTGAAGTTGTCGCCGCGGCCATCCTTCCTGCCGCTGGGGTCGTACTTGGGCTTGGCCGATTCCCCGGCTTGTATCGCCGCCCAGCGGACCGCATCGTGGCCGGCGATCCACTCCCTCGCGAACCCAAACCGACGCATGAGATCGGTCAGGAGCGCGGCGAGCGCGGCGTACTGGCGGTCCGTGAACTTCGACGTGATCGAGCCCACGAGTTCCACGCCCAACGCGAAGGCGTTGCAGTTCGGCCGCCCGTTCATGATCGACTTCCCCGCGTGGTAGCTGGCCAAGTCAAACTCGACGAGCTTCCACACTTCGCCAGCGCGGCCGATCAGCACGTGCGCCGACGCGTACATCCGCGCCTCGGGCCACTTCGGTCCTTGCATATAGTGCTGGCGCGCCGAGCGCGGCCGGTTGAGATCGAGGAACAGATTGCGACACACGTCGAGCTCGAACTCGCGCTCGGGATCCACGTTACGGCCCGAGAAGTAGTGCACGACGACGCCCTGCGGCACGAGCGGCCGGCCCGAGGTGCAGAACGCAGGTAAAATCACGCTCCGCACGCGACCCGCTCCGTATAAGCTAATATTCCAAGAAGAACAAATCGCGAGGGCAACCCATGAGCCTGAGGCGAATGCACCAGATCCTTCGTTGGGTCGCGGTGGCGATCACCGGCACGGTCGCTTGCTCCGAGGCCCAATTCGGCGGTTCGGACATCGTGGCGATGGCCGACGGTACGTTCTTGGTTAGTCGGGAAGCGCGCACGGGCTTCGCACGCATCGGAAAGCTGCGGACGCGCGCGATGCAGAACGCGACCGAGCACTGCCAGACAGCCGGCAAGTCGCTGTCGGTAGTGAATGTCCAGCAGTCGCAGGGGCCGTACATCCTCGGCAAATACCCTCGCATCGACATCACGTTCAGATGCGTGGACTGACCCCATGACCGTCCGAGAGCCGCCGAAGGGCCGCCCGCCGCCCGAGCCCGTACGCTTTCCGCCGGATGATTCCGCCGCTACCCGCCGAGACATCGCTGTATTCGGACCGCTCTGTCTCGCCGGATTCGCTGTCGTGGCATGGATGTTCATCGCGGACGAACCGCCGCCTGCGGACCCGCGGCCGTGCGAAAGCACGAACGAAATGCAGGCGGAGACGCGTCGCGTGCTTGACGAACTCGACGCGCGGCTCGCGGAGCTCGGGCCGCGGACGCAGCCTGATCGAGACGGCACGTTCGAGCCCGAGGAATGCACCGCCGACGGCCAGTTCGTCTCACCGGCATACAAGCGCCGATAGGCTCGTCACGGCGGTCGCATCCGCTCGGCGTCAGCGATCATGGCGCGCACCGCGTCGCGGTCGAGCTTGACCATAACGGCGCGCATGGCCTCGTTCTTCCGCCGTTGAAGTGCCTCGATCCGCACGCGCTTCTCTTCGCCAGACATCTCTGGGTGAGACCGGGTCTCGCTCATCGCGTCATCTAGCTGGCGCACGTGAGCTGCCTTTTGCTCCATCTCCCGGTTCAGCGCGTCGTACACCACACGCTCCGCGTCGCTCACGTACTGCTGGAGCATCTCGGGGCTGCGTCGCTCGACGTCGGCGAGAGTCGCGTGGGCGATGCGCGTCTGCTCGCGCAGATCCCAAAAGTGGCTCTCGCTGTGCGTTCGCTTGAGCGGCCCGCCGTCAACAAATCGCGCGATCAGCGGGAAGTCCTGCCAGCGCTGCTCGGGCCGTTCCCCGCCGCCCGAGAGGTCTGAGAGCATCATGTCGGCGGCGGCGAGCGCCCACGCGCCGAGCGTGCCGAGATAGCCCTCGACGAGATGCTGCGCCTTGATCGGCGAATAGCCGGTTGCGCGCCCCAGCGCGACCATGGCGTCCGACGTGTACTGGTGGTACTGGCGGGCCGGCTCGAGGTCCTGCAGATACTCGGGGATGATCGGCGCGCCCGTGAAGTCCTTGTTCGTGCCCAGCTCGTCGATCGGCGCGTACGCCTGCGGCATCGGGTTGAAGGAGAACGCCTCCATGAAGATCCACCCGATTGCGTTGGCGAGCTCCTCGGAGTCGTTCTCGTAGAGGTATTCCATCGCGCGCTCGACCATCGAGCCGAAGATCATTCCGACCTCATACGGCTTCGGGATGAGCAAGTAGTCGTCCTCGCCGGCGCCGGTGGGCACGAACCAGTGTAGGTCGCGGACCCAGTCCGGGAGCTCCTTGTAGCGCTCGTCGTCGCGGTTCATGAGGTAGAGCGCCACCGAGGGCACCGTGACGACCATCAGCGCCTTCCCCGCGAACGACAGCGCCTCTTGCCACTTCACGCGGGGACGGCTCCCGCGCATCTCGCCGGCGGCGCGTGCCAGGCGGTATAAACCTTGAAGTCGAGCATTGAGAAATGGCACGGTGACGGTGAAGAGCCGGAGGAAGTCCGACGAGCCGCGCATCGAGAAGTCGGTCGACACTTCGCGGCCGAGGTAAGCGGCCTGGCGTAGCGACTCGCCCTTCTTCCGCGCTACTCGGAACGCGGCGATCCGGTTGGCGTATTCCGCCGCGCTCAGCGTCGCGTCGTAGGCGGCGAACGCGCCCTTGGCACCCGACACGACTTTCCGCGGATCGAGGCTCCGGATGCCGGGCGGGTTGACGAGCTGGCCCTCCGCTTCGAATCGCCGCGCGAAGCCGCCGCCGTTGATCACGTAGAGCCAGTAGTCCGGATCGTTCGTGAAGCGATCGAACATCGCCTTCAGCGCCGGCGCGATGGGGAACATCTGCCCCTTCGTCAGCGTGAAGGCATGAAAACTGTCCCTCACGAAGTTGGCCAAGGCGAACGGCGGGGCGAGCGTGACGCCGCGGCGGAGCGCGTGAGAGAAGCCCCCGGCGATCGCGAGCGCGAGGTTGTGCGGGCGCGGGCCCAGCTCCTTGATCGCTTCCCAGAGCAGGGCATCGGCGATCTCGAAGAAACGCTTCTTGCCGCCCTCGAGATAAAAGTCGACGTTGCCGTTCGGGTCCTTCGGCTTGAAGAACGTCAACATGTCGCCCATGCCGTTGGCGATGCGGTCGATCGTCTGCAGCGTCTCGAGCTCCTGCGGCGACGTGACGACGCCGGTCTTCGCCATCCGGTACCAGCGCATCGTGAGCCCCATGCTCTCAACGACGGCCTTGATGACCTGATCCTTGTCAACGGCAACGGGTGCCGACTCAGGGGAGATCGGCGCGGCGTAGAGCGCGGCCATTTCGCTCTTGTCGGCACCAGAGCCTAGCGGTCCCGCCTGGCCATCGATGAGCCGATAGAAGTTTCTCTTGCCAACGTTCTGCATCGCGGCGTGCACGAGGAACGTCGTGTTAGCCACGATGCTGTCCCATACGTCTTCGATATTGCTGGTCCCGCCCTTCAGGCGCATGAAGAGCCCGCCGCGGCGCGTGCGCGCGCCGTTGAACGCGTCGACGACTCTTGAGAACGGCACGTACTGCTTGTTGGCTTCTACGATCGCGGCGCGGCTCTCGGCCGAGAGAAGCCCGGAGCTCTCGGCGAACTCGAGCATGCGTTGGTTGAAGCCCTGCCACTCCTCGAACACCTGCGCGAAAACGGGGTCGCCGCCCTGCTGCGCGTCGGCGATCGCGAGGCCGGCGGCGATCTCGTCCGGTCGGAAGAGATTCTCCCGGCCCTGCTCGGTGAGCTCCTGCGCCCGGCGCGCGACCATGTAGAGCTGCATATCCGCCATGCGGTCCTCGACCGGTGCGAACACGTCTTTGAGGCCTTTGCCGGTGAATTGGAGATCCCCGCGCTCATCCCAGTTGACGGTGCCGCGATGAAAGATGCCTTCGACGACGCCGTTCGCGCCGCGTGCGAGCCGCAGCGCGAGATAACCTGACTGGGTGGCGTCGGCGAGCTCGCCGCGGATCGCGCGCTCGATGACCTTGAAGGCTCGGAGGCCGTCAAACGAGCGTTGCAGGAACTTGTCCATCACGCGATCGAACACTTCGCTGAACCGCTGCCGCAGCGAGATCTTGTCCCGGCCGATCTTCGAAGCCAGCCGCGCCCGCGCCCCTTGCTGGTGCCACGCATGCATGAGCTCCTGCGCTTCGCGCAGCGCGCCGGCGAGCTGCGGATGTTTGTCGAGCTCCGCCATCCACGCGTCGTAGAACGCCGGAGCGGCCTTCATGGCCATGTTGTCCTGCGTGAGCCAGAGGCGTGCGAACTCGGCGAACCCCTCCTCGACCTTCTTCACGTCGTAGCTGACTTGCTTCAGCTCGTCCGCGTGCTGCTCGTACAGCTTGGCGACCCAGACATTTCTGTCGTCCACGAAGTGAGCCACCTCGTGCGCCGTGACCTCGAGGTCGTTGCGGTTCCTGATGCGCACTTCGCCGAGGCCCGGGCGGTAGAAGCCGAGGCGCGTCTTCTTGCCCTTCACTCGGCCTTGGTAGATGTGCGTCCCAAGATGGCGCTCGAGCAGCTTGATCACGTGGCGCCTACGTACCGGCTCTTTCGGGATCCGCACTGTCCGTCCATCGCCGAGCACGTACTCCCGATTCGCGTTGAGCGGGAGATCGCCGTGCTGACTGATCAGAGGGACGTAATTCGAGCCTGCCTCCATATCGAGCGGCCGCGACGAGTTGAGCACGAGCCGATCGCCGGGCTCGGCGCGCGCGGCCGGCCGAGCTGCCTCGGCTTCGGCAACGCTCGGGCCGACGCCGGCAGACACCTGGACGCCGTTCAGCGTGCCCTCCTCGACCTCGACGACTTGCCGAGCAAGGTGCTCGCGCACCGCCTCGACGGCGACATCGAGCTCCTCGGACGTGCGACCCACGACTCGATACTCGCCCTCGTCGACGCGATACGCCTGCAGCCCGCTCGCCGCCACGGCGCGAGAGACCGCCCGCTCGATCGCTGCGGCTCCTTCGACGCCGAGCGCCTTGCCGGCGACGGGCAGATCGTCAGCGCGTAGGACCGCGACGGCGGCCGGCGGGGTCTCGGCGACGGCCGTTTCGAACGCGGCGGCATCCCCGAGCTCGGGCGCCGGTGCCGTCTCTTCCAGATCGGCCCGCGTCTCGTCAGCGGCCTCGGTTGTCTCATCGGAGGCGTCGATCGTCTCATCGGCCGGCCCACTGGATGCCTGACCAGTAGTCGTCTCCTGAGCGACCTGAGGCCGCCTCAGGCCGCTCGCGGCAGCGGTCGCGACCTCGCCCGGCGCCGTTACGACCTCGCCGACGGCTTCCGCGAGCACGTCGCCGGCGTGGACCTCGCCCTCGGTCGCGAGCTGCGCGCCGGCCTCGCCGGCCGCGCCGCCGGCCGCTTGCACGCCCATCTGAGCCACGAGGTTCGACGCCTCACGCGCGAGCGGTCGCTTGAAGGGCGTCAGGGCCCGGCCGGCAACGCCGAAGGTCGCCGCGTCCGTGGCGCCGATGATCCCGGCCCTAACTAGGGCCTTCTTATGCGCCTGCTCCATGAGCTCGCTGTTCGCCGCGGCCTCGAGCAGCGACTCGGCGCTGTTCAGGTCGACGCCCGCCTCCTCGAGCGACTGCACGAACGAGGCGCGGTACTCGACCATCGCGGAGCCCGCGCCGGCGCCGGCGATCGCACCGGCCGGCCCCGCGACCAGGCTGCCGCCGAACATGGCCGGAACGATCTCGATGAGGTTCGGTGCCGATCGCACGCCGAGCTCGGCAATGATGCGGATCGGATCGTCCGTGAACTCTCCGAAGGCTTCCTTGAAGCCCTCCGCCTCGACCATCTCCTGCGTCGAGCTCGAGAGCGGCACGCTGGCGGCTCGGTCGGAGAGCTCCTTGCGCCGGTCGATCGCCGTCTGGAGCGTCTTTCGCAGTCCCGCTTGCGCCGCCGCGAAGCGCGACTGCCGGTCGGGATCGCTAAGCTTCGCTTCCTCGTCGGCGAGCCGCGCTTCGATCCGAGCGGCTTCATCCACGTTGCCGAGCTCGCGCTCGAGGCGGATCTGGCCACGGAGGATGTCGAAGCGGCGTGCGAGGCCTTCGCCGCGGCGGATCCGCTCGACGTTCTGCGAGGTCTGGATCGTGTCGAGCGCGGAGGCCGTCTGCCGGTTCGCGCGGTACTCATCGAAGCCGGCGAAGAGCTGCTCGGGCAAGCTGCCGCCGCGCTGCGGCTTGGTCGCGCCACGCTGGTCGAGAAAGCTCTGCAGCGCGTCGACGTCGACCTTGCCTTGCGCCGGGTACGCGAGGGTGTCGACGTCGTTCAGGAGCTCGCTGCCGCCCCGCACGCGCCGCTCCGGCGCTCTCAGCCCCGCGTCAATCCGCTCGCCGATCGTCGGTGCTCGCGCGGGCTCCGGGACCGTGAGGCCCATGCGCTTGCGGTACTCGAGCGGCTCGAGGTCCGAGTAGTAGCGCGTATAGAGCCGCGCCGCGAGCGTCTCGTCGTCGAGATCAGCGTACTGCGGATATTGCTCGCGAAAGTCGCGAAGCCCGTCGGGCACGGGCGTCTATCGAATGCCCGCGGGGTCGCGGGACGGAAACAGCGTGCGGGTGCGGCGGTCCTCCGGAGCGTCCCGGCCCTGCACTGCCGCTTCGCCCTGCAGGTCCTCCTGCAACGCGTTCCACGCCATGGTGACGGCCTCGTTGTGCGACTTGGCTTTCCCCTCGCGGTAGAACCGCGTTGCGGCGTCGACGAGCGACAGCACATCCCGCGCCTGGCTGCTGTCGAGGATCGAGAGCTCGCCCGTGGCGGGATTGAAGGACGTCTTGAAGAACCCGGCGCTGTGCACCGCCGAACGGATGGAGTTCGAGTCGGCAGGGCTCAGTCGGCCGTCTTCGCCGCTGGTGCGGTCGCGCATGCTCTCGCCCGTCTCGTAGAACGGCTCTTCAGCGATGATCTCGCCGTCCTGCTGAAAGATCTCTTGCTCCTCCTCAACGCCGTCGCGCACGCGTCGGCGCGTGAGCTTCGAGATCGCGCCGCGCAGCTCGCGCTGCTGCCGGCGGAGGAACGGTTTGAACTCCTCGAACTCGACCGGCAGTTGGTGCCTCTCGGCCGCACCCATCGAGATGAGCTGTTGGATCGTGGTCTTGTAGTTCTCCTCCGTGAGGCCGTCGCTGAACGACTGCATCATCTGCAGCACAGCGGCGGCGGATTGCCTGCCGCTATCGCGGAGCCGATCCGCTTCCTCGAACATGCCCGCCTGCTCGAGCGCCTCGACCTGGTCGGGCAGCGTCGCGAAGTGCTGGCGAATCTGGGCCGCCTTCTGCCGGTTCGCGATGACGTTCTCGTGCTCGTCGAGCTGCGCGCCGAGCACCTGGTTGCGCAGCCGCGCGCCCTTGATCGCTTCGACGTTGCCGAGCACGTTGCCGTAGTCGAGGGTCTCGAACTTCGGGAAGTTGATCGCCATCAGCCGTACCCAGCGTATGGACGCGCCGCGTTGTAGTCGAAGTAGTTGCCGTAGCCGACCGGCTGCGGTGTCGTCGGCTGCGGACGCAGCGCGGCGTACGTGAGCCAGTTGCCGATCCCGCTCTGGATCGAGCTGTTGATGTTCGCGTACTTGCCGAGCTGGATGTTCGCCTCATCTTGGCCACGCTGCCCGTAGATCGAAGCGAGCTGCCCGCCTTGCTGCGCGTACGCGCCGGCCGTCTGGGCTCCGGCCTGCGCCGAGCTCGCGACCGCTTGCGGCGCACCGACGTTCAAACCCGCCGCCCCGCCCAAGCTCGCGAGATAGTTGTAGTACGCCTGGTCCTGGCGCTGCAGGTCGTACTGCGTGAGGCGCGTGTTCTCCTGGATCGCCGTGTCGCCGCGCTGCACGTCCATCGCTCGGCGGCCGAGGAAGTTCTCGTAGGCCGCGTCACCGCGCGCGAGATCGAGCTCCTCGCGCCGGCGGTAATCGCCCAGCGCGACGTCGCCGCGGCCAATGTCGTACTGCTCCGTCGCGAGCCGGCGTGCGAGATCCGACTCAAGCGCGACGTCGCCACGGCCGACGTCGGCGGCCTCGAAGTCTTGATAGCGCGCAAGCGCTGCGTCCTGCCGCGAGAGATCCGCGCCGCGCGCGCCGACCCAGTTGTAGTAGTCCTGCGCCGCCACGCCCTTCGCCCGCCGCTGCGCCTCGAGCAGCGCGCGGCCACCGTAGTTGCCGCCGGCGCTGTTCTTGCGGTCGAGCTCGCGCTGCATCTGCTCGACCTGGAACCCGTAGCCCGGGCTCTCGGTGAACCGGTCGCCGACGATCGCCGTGTCGCGGGCGAACTGGAAGCGTGGATCGTTCGTGTAGCCGCCGGGCGCGGCGAGCCGGACGTTGGCCGCGCGATCGCGCGCCTCGGTGCCCGTGATCGTCGACGACAGCCGCACGTCCTCGGCGCGCCGGATGCCCGAATCCGCGGCCGCGCCGCGGGCAAGGCCCGTGCGGCCGACGTAGCCCACGAGCTCGTCGTCGCCCACGGTGGCGCCGGCGAGTCGATTCTCACGCGCCGCGCGGCCGAGCTCGGTGTCGGCGGCGCTGCCGCGGCCCATGGCAAGGTAGTTCACGTTCGGATCGCGGAACGGCTGCCCGCCGCGGCCGATGACTTCGCCGGTACTCCCGTCGATCGTCACGCCGTTGAAGGGCTTCGAAGCCGCCGCCGTGCTGAACTGCTCGCGGCCGGGCCGGAACATCATGTCGCGGCTGTTCGCAGCACCTCCGCCGGGCGGCGGCCGGATCGACATCGGGGGCCCGCTCGACTCCTCGGCGCGCAGCGACGGCGAGGGCCCGATCTGCTCCTGCGAGTAGCCGAGTAAGTTCGAATACGCCTGCGACGCGCGCTGCTGGTTCTGAACGAACGGCCGCAGCACTTCTTGCTGATAGTCGAACTGGCGGCTGATCTCCTCGATCTGCATGCGCGTCGATTCGATCGTGGCGTCGGCCGCGGCCGCGGCACCCTGCGCGCTGGCTTTCGAGGCTTTGCTGGCGGCCTTGTTCGACGCAACGGCGCCCACGACCGCAGATCCCACTACGGCAACGGCCATGAATGACATTGGTGGTGCCCCGCGCTCGGGATGAGACTCCAGACCGTCGAAGGACCTCGACGCTGGGAACGGTCGGGCCGGTCAGCTCATCCGGAAGCTGCCGCACCTACAGAAGTGACCGCGGGGCCGATGCTAGGCCGAAAAGTGCCAGAACTGCAACCTGCCAACGGCGGGCGGAGAAAACGGCCGCGTATAACGCGCTAGGAGACGAGATCTCAGGTGACCCCTGGTCAGGTACTCCCCAAAATATTACATTTGGTGGCGGCTAGCTCCGCCGTGTCCTCGAAGCTTTTCACGGTACGGTCAGGCGCTCGATCATCCGCTCGCCATCCCGATCATCGCTCGGGTTGGCATGCACCGTGATCCACGTCACTTCTGAGCGCGTCCGCACTGCACGCTTCACTCCGCCCGGTGTCACGAACACGTTCAAGCCGCGCAGCTCGCGCGCCGATTCCTCGTCGCCGCCGGTAATGACGTCGACGTCGCCGATGACGATGTTCACGCAGTCGAAGCGGTGGATCTCGCCGACGGCGATCGCGTCGGCCGGCAGCCGGAGCTCGCGGACGTAGACCCCGGTCGCGAAGTGGTGAAAGAGCGGCAGCGCGTTCTGCCCGATGAGGGCGCCCGGCAAGGCCTCGAGCATCGCTTGGAACGCGAGGATGCGCTCACGAGCTCGTTGGACGTCACCGCTGCGCTCGCGCTCGACGAGCTCGCGATGGCGACAGGCGCAGATCGAGCCGTCGGTGTCGGTGCAGTTCTTCTGCTCCATCCAAATTTGGGACCGGCACTCGGTCATACGGCCGCGAAGGAGATCCCGTTCAGCGACACCCATGCGTTGTTCCCGACGAAGCAAATCACATCGCCATTGAATCGAGCATCGACGCGGGAGAAGGCCTCGTTGCTCACCGCCGCGAACGGCAAGTGCCCGGACGGCCTGAAGCCTACCGGCAGGTTGAAGATGGCTTGCCCGATCGTGCCGTTCTTCACCATGCCTCGCAGGTGAACGCGCCCGAACGGATCCTTGTAGTACCCGGGCAGCCCGTGCGCGCCGGCGTCGTAGGCGACCCACGAATTGAGCAGCGTCGGCGCGATGAACACCGGCGGATTGAACTGCGCCCGCAGCGTGGCGAGCCACCGCAGAAACCGCTCGGGGAGCGTCGAGTCGCGATACGGCTCGAGGCTCACTGCGTGTCGTCAGGAGGACCGCGCCGGACCGTGGCCGGATCTCGGGACGGGAGACCGAGCAACCGGCGGAGCGTGTCGTCGATGACCTCGCCGGGCTGCGCCACTTTCTTCAGGTGCGCCAGCGTCTCGGGCGAGACGGCGATCGCGGTGTTGACCTTCTGATCCTCTTTGCGGAATCGCTGGCCTTTCATGGTGCAGACCCCTCAGTCGTTGAGCACCGTCACCACCGCGTACGCGGAGACGATGGTGAGCGGGACGCGGTCCGCGCATTCAACCTCAAGCTGCTTACCCCTCGCGAGCCCGAGGTTGCGGAACACGCAGCGGCGGATCCGCTCGCCCGCCTTGCCCATCGGCGCAATGAGCTGCGACGACCAATCGCCGTTGTCGTCGGTATGCCGCAGGCGGAGCTGCGGATCCGGGCTCGAGGCGTTGCCGACGCCGGCCTGGACGTCGATGACGACCTCGTGCCAGTCGAGCAAGTGATCGTTCACGTGCACGATCTGGGTGACGCGCCGGCGGACGAGCTCCTCGCCGGCGTCCTCGTAGACGTCGGGGTCGAGGCGGTAATACCGGGCCGCGAGCCGGGAGCCGATGATGTTCTGGTTGTCGAGCACGCCGTGGCCTGCGGCGCGCCAGCCGCTACCGTCCTGCAGCTGCCGCTCCTCCCAACGCTTCGCGACGATGTTGTAGACGAGCGTGAGATCGCCGTCGTCGAGCTGCAGCACGTAGAAGCGATGGCTGCCCTGCTTGTACACGAAGCCGTACGCCGTCGTCGGATCCTCGACGTCCTCGAGGAGATCGGCCTGCTCGTTGCCGCTGATGACCTCGCCGGCCTGGCCCTGGATCCGGTACACGAAACGGCCGCCCTCGGGCGTCGTCGCGAGGAAGAACACGCCGTCGTCCGACTCCGCCATGCTGTCCGGCGCGAGGATTCCGACCTCCTGCGTGGCGCTTTGGATGAGCGCGAAGGGGAAGTCGGCGTTGCCGCTGTTGTAGTAGAGCTGCGTCGTCTCGTCGCCGGCGATGTAGAGGATCGATTGCGAGCTGCAATGCGCGAGCGCGTGGTCGGGCGCGGCGCTCGCGGCCTCGAAGTCGAGGGCGTTCCACGCAGTCGGGTCCTCGACGGTTTCGCAGATGTAGAAGTTGTCGGTGTCCGCGTCGTTGACGATGAAGAACCCGTCTTGATAGGCGGCGTGGGTCGGCTTCGCGGGGAAATCGGGGTCGGCCACGGCCGCGAACGTGGTGTCGTTCCACGTGTAACCCTCCACGCCGTCGACGACGAGGATGTAGTTGCGGCCTCGCGCGATCGAGCAGCGCCCCGTCGCGCCACTGGTCAGCGTGCCGACGCTCGTGGCGCCCTTCGACGTGATCTTCACGAGCTTCGTGCCGAAGACGCCGTAGAGCGCGCCTTTCCAGTTCACGAGCTTCGGCGTGCGGCACGCGCCGTCGCCGGCGGCGCCGACGTCGACGTTGCCAGGGATCGACTCGAGCACGACCGGCGCCTTCGCCCCCTCGCCGCGGATCGAGTTCACGAGGTTCACCGTCGCCTGGTTGTTGACCTTGATGAACTTCGAGCGGTTGGTGCCGCCGACGAAGGGAATCGTGATGCGCTGGGGCATCAGCAGCCGCCTGCGTCCGGCGTCAGCGTGCAACGGATTCGCTCTTCGGTCTCCCGGATGCGTGCATTGAGGTCGGCCTTACGCGAGCGGCTCAGTGCGTTCTCGCCGTTCTGGCTCTCCCACAAGAGCGTCTCCTGCAGATCGCCCTTGAGCCGATCGAGCGTGGCCCGTTCTTCCTTGAGCTCTTGACGCTCGATGTAGTCGAAGAGGCGACGGCTGGTCTCCGTCGCCGCCTGGGCCGCCGCCTTCGCCGTATCGGCCGCCGCTTTGACCTCCTGCTGCAACGTCTGCGCCTCGGCCCGCGTCATCAGGTGCACCGGCAGATGGCTCTTGCCGACCCACTCGTGAAAGCCCCAGGAGCCCGCGATCGCGGCGACAACCACGCTCATCCAGCCCTTGGTCTTGTTCGACAGAGCCATCGACCTCTCCTCCTCGCGCGTTACGACGCGGCGCGGTTGACCTTCCGCATGGCACTCCAGGCGAGGCCGATCGCCGTGACGATGACGCCCGCGATTTGCACGAGCCCGTCGTCCGAGACGGCGAAGCCGAGCGGCGCGAGGGCCGTCATCGCATGGCGCAACACACCGAGCACGATCTGGGTCAAGACATTCGCGTTCATTGCAGTCTCCTCAGGTGGGGTTGACGATCCGCTGGCAGCGGCCGCCGCACGCTTGGCGCGGCGCCGCTCCTTCAAACGCTTGATCGGGCGTACGGCGAGCCAGATTTTCACGGCCGTCACGACGTCCATCGCCCGCTCCTCATCGCGGCAACGAGCCTCTCGGCGCGCCGCTTGACTTGCCCGTACCACTTCGACGCCTTCATCTCGTCGGCCGCCGTCTCGTAATCCTCGACCTCGAGCGCCGCCGCGAGCTTGCGGAACTTGAGAAACCGTCCGAGCCCGAGATTGAAAACCATGTCTGCGATGACGATCTGCCGGGCGTCGTTGAGCAAACCCCAGTACGGCAACGCGGCACACTCGGCGAGAACCTCGGCGACGTCGTTGTCGAGCAAGAAGTCGATCTCGCTGTCGCGCAGCCCGCGATCGTCGAGGTTGCGACCGATGCCGATCGAGAGCTTGCCGACGGAGTCGACGTAGGGCTTCTGCCGGCGTTCCTCGGCCCACTCGAGATGAGCCTTCCAAAGCTGCACGTTCATGGCTCGATGTGCCCGGTGTCGAACTGATTGAGCTGCCGCGCCCACCAAAGGGCGAGGCGTTGGCGTCGGCCTGCGCCGCGTGCGTGCCGCTGACAGCGCGCTGTGAACAGCAGCTCGTGCGGGAGCTCGCGGAACATGAGCGTGCCGAAGGTGAGGTTGAACGCGGCGTCGAGCGTGAGCCCGATCGCCGCGAGCGGATACAGGATCACGCGCCAGTACAGGGTCAAGCCCTGCGCACGCTCAATCGCCTTCGCGTGCATCACGGCGACGAACGCCCAGTGCACGCCGAACCACAACACCGTGGCACTGAGGACTACCCGCATCATGGATTCCCTTGGCCGGCGGCCGGCGGCTTCCAGTTGAACGCGTCGCCCAGGCTAGCGCGCGCCCGGCGCACGCGCGTCACGCTCGTGGAGTCGGGTTGAAACACGCGGATGGTCGGTGTCTCGCGGCCGAAGATAATCGCCGACGGCACGCGGAGCTCGTGCGCCATCGCAATGTCGTTCTCGGAGAACAGGTGGTCGCGATCCCCGCTCGGATGGTTGTGAACGATGTACCGTGCGCTCCCCTTGGGGATCGGTATGGCCGCCTTGGCGCGGTGCGGGCCGTGGGCCTCCTGTTCAGAGACCGGCGGGGTGAAGTGAAAGCGCCCGTCCTGCTCGTACACGATCGAGATCGCCTCGCGCTTGTTGCCGTAAATCGCCCGCGCGGCATCCGCGGCGTAGTAGACAGCAGCCTCCAGAGAGTCGTACGCGGGCATCAGGCGTGCGCTCTCATAGGGTCGCGTCCGCAACGAGCGTTGCACTGCCAGTCGCAACCGTATTGCCGCCGCCATCCTTGAGCGTGAGCGTCAAGGTCGTCGTGAACGCGTTGGCGCTCGGCGCTTCCAGGGTCCACAGCCTGTTGCTGGTCAGCGCGAGGTCGGTATCGACGGCGCCACCGAGCGTGCCGCCGTCGCGGGGGGGGACGCAAC